CTGGCACGGTTGGGTGGCTTTATCCGCCGCATCGCGATTCTACCGTTTTCCCTCTCCGAAGGCGACCTGATCGCCCGCACCGGCGGCGCTGCCTATCCTGACGCCACGGCCGAATGGCAGCGAGTTTCGAAAGACGGCGGCTTCCCCCACCGTGACAGCGGGAAGACGTTCAAGCTTGGCGGATATCAGTATCTCGCCGGCGGCTACTCGGCCGACGGCGACCGGCACGATCTCCGCCGTTCGCTCGACGGCGAGGATTTCAGCGATATCGTCAATGCCGATCCCGAGTATGAGGATTACAGCCACGTCATCGCTTTTCGCGGCAAGATCTATGCCTGGAAGACGAAGATGTACGTCAACACCGACGGCGGCGGCGGCGCATTCGCTGAGATCCTCCCGGCGCTGCCCTGGGGCATTTCCGACTATGACAACCGGGCGATCGTCTACGACGACAAGCTGCTCTTCTTCTTTGGCACCGGCGATGCGCCGGGCGGTCTCGACGGCGTCTGGCAGTTCGATCCCGACGCGGTCACCTGGACGCGCATCCTCGTCGCGCCCTGGGGTGGCCGCTACGCCTCCGCGGTCGATGAGTTCAAGGGCAAGCTCTATCTCTATGGGGGGTGGCGCAACGCGGCGAATGTGCCGCCTGAGGTCACCTATCCCGGAAAGACGACGCTCAACGACCTTTGGGAGCTGGAGTTCGTCGCCGGCGCACTGACGGCGACGCGCACCGTAGCCGACATGCCGATCGCACCTCGCGCCTGGCCCGTGCTGATCGCGAACGGCGATCGCTTCTACCTGCTCGGCGGGTACGATAATATCGGGCCGGTCGGGCGCAATTACGACCAAACCTTCGTCAGCACCGATGCGGTCGCATGGACCTTGCTCCCGGTGAAACAGAAATATCTGCAACGCCATGCGCCGACGGCCTATGTCGTCAACGCCACGATCTACCTCGCCGCGGGCAACGCGAACGCGGCGGCGCCAACGCTGACGTTGCAGGATATCTGGAAGTTCAGCGAATGACGATCAGCCCGTCACTCTTCTACGCAGGCTGGGCACCGACAGTGCTGCTCGTCAGCGCGACCAGCAAGCCGTCGCCTGCGGACGTCGTCGTCGCCGCGGGCGGTTTCGACTGGCCGGTCGTCACGCTGGTGATCGCCGCGATCGGCGTGCTCGCCGCGCGCCCGATCGCGCCGAAGCGCAACCCGCCGCTTGGCCTCGCTAAGAATATTCTGGTCACGCTGATCATGCTTGTCGCCGCGCTGCTGTGGGTGCTCGACAGCCGGCCCGGGCTGCTCTTCGCCTTTGTCGTGTCGATCGGCCTCGGCTTCTCGGGATACACGCTGATCGAGCTGCTCGGCGAGGAGATCGCCGCCTATATCAAGCGCGCGATCGGCGCGCTGCCGCTTCCCGGCCTGAAGGCCGGCCAGACCACCAAGCCCGACCAGGAGCCTTCATGAGCGATTTTTTGCAGCTGGCGATTATCTTCTTCATCATCCTCGGCATCGGTGTCGCGGTGTGGCGGGGCGGCCAGGCTAATCCCGAAGGAACCGGCCGCCTCGGCCGCCGCCTCGGCAAGGTAGAGCAGGCCTTGTCGGGGAAGGCGACGACCGATGACGTCGGCGAGGTTCAGAACGAGATCGCCTCGCTCAACAACAAAATTGCGAGGCTGGAAGCCGAACAGGCCGCCGATCGACGAGTCAACCAGCTGACCTATGAAGCGGTGCGGCGGCTCGAGGACTATTTCCTGAAAAAGGGCACGGGGGTCTGATCGTGGATTTATTCTCCATCATGGCACAGTTGCTGATTGGCTGGCTGATCGCGGACTTCCTTTCTGGGGTCGTACATTGGGTCGAGGATCGACTGCTCTGGGTCGGTATGCCGCTGATCAGCAAGGCGATCGTCGAGCCGAACCGTCTGCATCATGTCGATCCGCAAGCCTTTCTCTCCAGCTCGCTGTTCTCGCGCAATTCGACGACATGGGCTTCGGCGATCGCGGTCGCGCTTGCTTGGCTGATGATAGCGGGCTTCAGCTGGATCTGGCTCGGCGCGATCGCCGGCGGCCTCGCCGTGACCGAGGTTCATGCGCACTCGCACCGTCCGACCGCGCGTGCCGGATGGTACCGCGCGCTTCAGGAGATCGGCATCGTCCAGTCGGCGCCGCATCATTGGGGCCATCACGCCGGCGGGATGGACACCCGCTATTGCATCCTGACGGGCTGGCTCAACCCGCTGCTCGATCGGCTGCGCCTGTGGGCGCGCCTGGAGAGCGGCATCGAGATGATCGGCTTGAAACCGAACCGGGGGACCGCGTGAGCTACACTGACTATCATTTCCAGCATGTCCGGCTGACGATACTTCGGCTCCTGGCCGAGGTGCCGACATATTCTGCCAACGACAGCGTTCTCAACCAGGCGGTGAACGCGATGGGGCTGAGCTGCACCCGCGACCAGCTCCGCACGAACCTCACATGGCTCCAAGAGCAGCGGCTTGTTTCGCTCATTCTTCCCACGCCAAGTCTAATTGTTGCCGAGCTGACCGAAGCTGGCGCCGACGTTGCCGCGGGACGTTCGATCGTTTCTGGGGTCCAGCGCCCTTCGCCGGGCGCCTGACATGGCGCGCCCTGCTCGCCCCAAGGCCGCGCGCCACCGCCCGTCGTCGATCGACAAGCTCGACAAGGAGGTGCGCGAGCTGATCGGCCAGCTCCGGATGGATCATGGCTGGACGATTGACGAGATCCGCACACGGCTGCTCGACATGGGGCAAACCGTCAGCCGCTCGGCGCTCGGGCGGCATGTCCGCACGCTTGAGGATATGGCGGCCGAGCTCCGCGAATCGCAGATGATGGCGACCGCGCTCGCGCGCGAGACCGGCAACGCCGACCAGTCGCAGATGCTCGACCTCAACAGCCAGCTGCTGCAGGCGAACATGTTCAAGCTGATGCTCGCGACCAAGGACGGCGAGGGCATCCAGCTCGGCGCCAAGGACGCAAAGGATTTTGCCGATGCGCTCCGCTCGATCGCGCTCACCCGCAAGACCGAGATGGACGTGATCGAGAAAGCCGAAAAGCGGGCGGCCGAAAAGGCGACGAAAGAAGCGGCTGAGAACGCGACGCGCGCAGCGCGTGCGAAAGGGCTCTCGAAAGAGACCGTTGAATCGATCCGCTTCGCCGTGTTGGGGAGCGATGCGTGAGGCTGTCGCCTGAAGACCAGGCAGCGCGCACTGGCGCGGCGCTGGATGCCGAACAGAGCCCGCTCGACCGCGCGGCCGCGATCCGGATGCGCGAAATTCAGGGTGACCGCGCAGCGGCCGAGGCGGCGATCCTTCGCCTGCCGAAAGGCGATCTACTCCTCCGCTATCAGAGCAGAACCGTCGATTCATTGTTCGCCGGTACCGCGCTGCTAGTCATCGAAAAATCGCGCCGCATCGGTCTCACCTGGGGCGTTGCTGCGTTTGCGGCCCTGAAAGCGGCGGCAGCACCCGAGGCCGGCGGCCAGAACATCTGGTACATGGGCTACGACAAGGACATGACGCTCGAGTTTATCGAGGTCTGCGCTATGTGGGCGCGCGCCTTCGGCCTGGTCGCCGGCGACATTGAGGAAGAAGAGGTCTTGGACGCCGGTGAGAAGGGCGTAAAGGCCTTCTCGATCCGCTTCGCCTCGGGCTTCCGCATCACGGCGCTGCCATCCGTGCCGCGGGCTCTCCGCGGTAAGCAGGGTATCGTCATCATCGACGAGGCGGCATTCCACAAAAACGTCGACGAAGTGATCAAGGCGGCAATGGCCCTGCTGATCTGGGGTGGCCAGGTCGTCGTTATATCGACCCACGATGGCGCATCGAATCCCTTCAACAAGCTGATAACCGAGATCGATGCCGGAAACCGCGCCGGCAATACCATGAAGATTACCTTTCGCGACGCGCTGGACGCCGGCCTTTACGAACGCGTCGCCATGGTGGCCAAGACCAAGGGCGTCGATCTCGACCCGAAGAACGAATGGATCGACGGTATTTACGCTGCCTATGGCGACGATGCCGGCGAGGAACTCGACTGCGTACCCAAGATCGGCTCCGGCTCGCTGTTGTCGATCGAGGACATCATCGCCTGCGAGCATGATGATTGCGGTGATCCTGACCTTTATGCCGGCGGTCTGCTTTATCTCGGCCGTGACGTTGCCCGCCGCCGCGACGGTGCCGTTATGAAGGGCATGGAGTTGATCGGCGATGTCCAGTGGGAGCGCGATCATTACCGCGAACGTGGTGCGACGTTCGCGGCCCAGGATGCCTACATGGACTGGGTGTTTGCCAACCGGCGGCTCGCCCAGGCATGGATCGACCAGACCGGCATGGGCGAAAAGGTTGTCGAGGACGCGCAGATTCGACACGGTACGAGCCGGGTGGTCGGGATGCTGCTGACCGGACCGAACCGGCTCGATCTCTCGCTATCGCTCCAGCGCCGATTCCAGGAACGGCGAATCCGAATTCGCAAAGACCCGATCACGCGCTCCGATCTGATGGCGATCAAGAAGATGGGCAGCGAGGAATCGGGGACGATGAGGATCGTCAACGACGGTGAAGTCCACGCCGATGAATTCTGGGCTTACGCTCTCGCGAGCCGCGCCGCGGATATGCCGGCCGCGCTATACCAGTATCGCGGCATTGGCGCCCGTGGCGATCGGCCCGATCGCCAGCGCAACGGGTCGCATCGCAGCGACCGTCCCGATCGACACCGCCGCGGCAGCCGCTTCGGCAAAGGAGCCTATTGATGCGTGAAGTTGTTCCGCCCGCGAGGACGCCGCCCCCGCTTGTATGGCCGAACGGGCAGCTGATGCAGCCGGCGCGGCTGGCGCGCGAGGTCGCGGCGCCGCGCATGTCGTCGGTGCGCTCGATCCTTTCCGGCCACCCCGCGAAGGGCATCACGCCGGCGCGCCTCGCCAATCTGCTGTTGTCGGCCGAGCAAGGCGACGCGACCGCCTATCTCGAGCTCGCCGAGGAAATGGAGGAAAAGGACCCGCATTATCTCTCGGTGCTCGGCACGCGGAAGCGTGCGGTCTCGCAGATGCCGATCGAGGTCGAGGCCGCCGGGCCGTCCGAAGAGGAGGAGGCCGACGCGCAGCTGATCCGCGACTGGCTCGATCGCGACATGCTCGAATCCGAAATCTTCGACATCATGGATGCGGTTGGCAAGGGCTACAGCGCCGTCGAACTGATATGGGACACGCGCCCCGGCCTGTGGCAGCCGCAAGACCTGAAATGGCGCGATCCACGCTGGTTCGAGTTCGACCGCGTCAACGGCGAGACGCTGAAGCTGCGTTCGACCGGCGAGCCCGAACTGCTCGATGCCGGCAAGTTTATCGTCCACTTCCACAAAGCGAAGTCGGGCCTGCCGATCCGCGGCGGTCTCGCTCGCGTCGTCGCCTGGGGCTGGATGTTCAAGAATTTCTCGATCAAGGATTGGGTCAGCTTCCTCGAAACCTATGGCATGCCGCTGCGCGTCGGCCGTTATGACAATGGCGAGACAGAGGCGAACATCGATATCCTGATGCAGGCCGTCGCCGATCTCGGCGCCGACGCCGCGGCGGTGTTCCCCAAGACGATGGAAGTCGAATTCATCGACGGCAAGGGCGGCAGCGCGCCGAGCGACCTATGGCGTTCGATGGCCGAATATATCGACGACCAGGTATCGAAAGTCGTCCTGGGTCAGACGAACACCACCGATGCGAAGGCCGGCGGTCTGGGCTCCGGCCAGGCGGACGTCCATAACGAGGTTCGCAAGGATATCGCCGACGCCGACGCCAAGCTGGTCGCCGCGACACTCAATCGGGACCTGGTAGTCCCGATGATCATGTTCAACCGCGGGCCGCGCGCCAAATATCCGCGGCTGAAGATCGGCAAGCCCGACCCCGTCGACGTGAAGGCGCTCACCGACGCGGCCGTCGCGCTCGTCCCGCTGGGCGTCAAGGTGAGCGCGAACCGGATCCGCGAAAAGGCCGGTTTGCCTGCTCCCGAAGACGGCGAGGAAATTCTTCGGGTCGCCTCGCCGGCGACGCCCGAAAATTTTTCCGCAGGAGCGCCAGCAGGGCGCGCTGACGGCCTGCCCCCGCGCTCGGGACCGACTCCCGCCCTCTTACCCCCTCTTAAACGGCCGCAAGGGCGAATTGGTGTGGCGACCGCAGGGGCCGATCGCGGCGGCGAGCCCGATCCGATCGATGAAGCTGCCGATGCGTTCCTCGACGACTGGGTCGAACTAGTCGAGCCGATGCTCGGTCCGATCGAGGAACTGCTTGCCTCGAGCTCGTCCCTCGTCGAGTTTCGCGACGGGCTGGCCGGACGCATCGGCGCGATGGACGAGAGCGCGGTCACCGCCTTGCTTGCGCGCGCCGGTTTCGCTGCGCGCCTCGCCGGCGACGCGGCCCAGCAGGACGACGAGCGGGAGGCGCGCTGATGTACGGCGACATCGGCGAACAACTCTTTTCGGCTTGGTTCGACTTCGGTCGTCCGAACGCCGCGCCCTTTCGCAACCAGTTCGGTCAGCGAGTGAACGCGGAACCCAATTTGCCGCGCTTTGACCATGACGAGGGGGGAACGCCGATTGGCTTGCTGATCGGCCCTGGTCCCGAACTAGGGCAGTCCGACCGCGCGCGCCTTCAGCTCGACGCGATCGGCGCCACGAAAGCCACCGTGCTGCATGCAATTCGCGAGAATAGCGGCGTGATAGTACGGCGCGCCTGGTACAGCATCGATCCGCAGGCGACGATCGATGCTTGCCTTAGCCAGGCCGGTCACCATTTCTCCGTTGGTGCCGTGCCCGGCTATCGCCCGAACCTCGGCGGTTTCATCAGGTATCGCGGCGCGAACTGGCTGCTGACTGGCGTGATCGGGACCGGCAACCAGCGGCAGGCGCTCGGTGATGACGACGGCCGCGCGCTGATCGGGGCTTAATTTGGCGGACGAAGTCCTCCCCATCGATCTGCCGCCGGTCGAGGCCATCGCCTGGTTCCGCGCCAAGGGCTTCCAGTTCGGCTTCTCGTGGCAGGATGTCGAGCATGAGGAGCATGGCCGGGCCTTTACTGTCGCCAAGGCGATGACGCGCGATATCCTCGAGACGATCCGCGAAGCGGTCGACCGCGCGATCGCCGAGGGCGAGACCGTCCAGATGTTCGCCGAGCAGCTGCGGCCGCGGCTCGAGGCGGCTGGATGGTGGGGCCGAAAGGAGATGCTCGATCCCGCGACGGGCGAGTCCGAGCTGGTCCAGCTGGGCAGTCCCCGCCGGCTGAGGACGATCTTCCAGACCAATATGCGGACCAGCTATGCGGCGGGCCGCTGGGAACGGATCGAGCGCAACAAGCGCGCCTTTCCATTCCTCGAATATGTGTCGGTGATGGATGGGCGCGAGCGGCCGCAGCATCATGCCTGGCACGGCACGGTCCTGCCCGTAGAAGATCCGTGGTGGGACACGCACTATCCGCCAAACGGCTGGGGATGCCGATGCTTGCCGAAGCCGATCTCGCGCGGCCAGGCGGAGCGGCGCGGCCTGAAGCCCACAGCGCCGCAGGTCTTCCCGATGCGCCAGTGGATCAACAAGCGGACCGGCGAGATCCAGATGATCGAGCGCGGAATCGATCCCGGCTGGAACTACCATGTCGGCAAGGCGCGCAACGACGGCTTGGCGCCCGGCCCATATCGCGGCGACGGACTGGCGACGATGACGGCCCTCTCAGACGGCGACGAGGACGCGGTGAGCGGCTTCTTTGCCGCCTTCGGGATGACGACCAGGGCGGCCGCGATCGCGGGCCGCATTTTTACCGATGCGGGTGGTTGGCCGGTCGCCATCGCGGCAAGCTGGTTTCGCGACGGCTCCGATCGGCCGCGTCTGCCGGTCGGGCTTCGCGCGGCCGAGCTCGACGACGTCGTCGCAGTCATCAGGGCGCCGGCCGAAATACGCTGGCACTGGATTGCCACCCCTCCCGCGGCGCCACAGCTGGTCCGCCGCTACATCGGGCAGCCCGACGCCCGCGGAACCGCAACGGTCGTCGATATCGCTCGCTGGTGGCGCGCCTCCCGCATCCCGGCCGCGCGCCTCGATCAAGCCCGCCGCGGTGTTCTCGCCTGGTCTGTCGCCACCTGATCCATTCGCTCTGGCCCGAATCGGAAGCGCGTGCCATGACGGCCTTGGGCGCTGCCCGCCTTCCCATGAAATAGTTCATCTGACGCGGCCTCCCCGCCGCCGCCATAGCAACCCCATCGACCGGCGCGGTGCCGGACGCGGGGAGCGTTGCGGACGTGAAGCGGGGGAACAAGTCATGCGTTGACCATTACGCCATCGGCGGCGCGATCGCGGTCGCGTCGGCCGCAGGCGACGGCAACGCCAGCCCCAGCGTCATCCAGCTCTTCAAGATGGGCGCGCATCCGTCGCGAAACGGCAAGCCGCCGATCATCCGCGTCGAGAATCGCGCCCACGCCGAACGCATCGTCGTTGCGACCGCGCGCTATCACAGCACGAACGACATGGTCATCGACTATGATCATCAATCGGTCTTCGGTGCCAAGAATGGTGTCGGCGGCCGCGCGCCCGCCGCCGGCTGGTCTGGCAAAGTCTTCGCGACCGATGACGGCATATTTGCCGAGGTCGATTGGACCGAAGCCGCCGCGACCGCCCTCGGCAAGCGCGAGTACCGGTACATCTCTCCGGTCTTCACCCATGATTCCCAGGGGCGCCCTGGCATCATCGTCAACGCGACGCTGACCAACACGCCCTCGCTCGATCTCGCCGCGGTGGCGAGCGCCCTTTCGTCTGAAGAAGGAAATGCATCCATGGATCTTTCGAGTATCGCCAAGGCCCTCGGCCTTGGAGAGGACGCGAGCGTCGAGGAAATCCTCCGCGCGATCGCGACCCTCAATAGCGCGCCCACCACGATGACCGCGATCGCGTCGGCTCTTGGTGTCGCCGAGGGCGCCGACCTCGTCGCGGTCGCGACGGCGCTGAAAGGCAAGGCCGACAACGTCGGCAACCCTGACCCGGCGAAGTTCGTACCAGTCGAAACAGTCGCCGCGCTGCAGACCTCGGTCCAGTCGCTGCAGGGCATGGTCGACGGCATGCAGGCCGACAAGCGCAAGGCGAAGATCGACGCTGCTCAGGAAGATGGCAAGCTGGCCCCGGCGCTCGTCACCTATGCTACCTCGATCGCCGACGACGCAAAGCTCGACGAGTTCCTCGCCGCGTTGCCCGGCAACACGCTGGGCAAGGGCAAGGCCGCGGGCGATCCGCCCGCCGACAAGACCAAGCTCACTGCCGACGAACTGGCGGTCTGCTCGGCTACGGGCATTTCGCAGGAAGATTTTCTCGCCGCGCGCGCGGCTGAAACGGAAGGGAATTAACCTATGCCTCTGGCAGCAGAACGCGCCACCAAGGAACGCGACGGCGTGACGTTCAACCGCAAGATCGCGGCGAACGTAAAAATCTTTCAGGGCGGGCTCGTCGCGCTGACAGCGGCGGGCTACCTGACGCCCGGCGCCGCGGCGACGACGCTGATCGCCGATGGCATAGCGCTCGACACCGTCGACAACACCGGCGGCGCTGCCGGCGACAAGTCGGTCGAGGTCAAGAAGGGCGTGTTCCAGTTCAAGAACAGCGCCGCCGGCGATGCCATCTCGATCGCCGAGCTGGGCGACGATTGTTACATCGTCGACGACCAGACCGTCGCCAAGACCGATGGCACCGGCACCCGCTCCAAGGCTGGCAAGATCGTGGATTTGGACGCCCAGGGCGTCTGGGTCCGCGTCGGCTGACACCCTCGAAAACTGAAGGAAAGCACAGATGCTTATCAATTCCGGCAACCTGCGGTCGCTCGGCACCGCATTCAGCGCCGCATACAAGCGCGGCCTCGGCATGGCGGCTTCGCAGCTCTCGGTCATCGCTACCACCGTGCCGTCGTCCACGGCTCAGAATGAATACGGCTGGCTCGGCAAGGCGCCGAGCATGCGCGAATGGCTCGGCGACCGCGTCATTAACAGCATCGCCACCTCCGATTACACGGTCAAGAACAAGGACTGGGAACAGACGATCGGCGTCTCGCGCAATGATATCAAGGACGACAACGTCGGTATCTACACGCCCTTGTTCGAGGAAATGGGCCGCGCCACCGAAGCCCACCCCGACCAGCTCGCCTGGGCGCTGCTGAAGGCCGGCTTCGCGACCAACTGCTATGACGGCCAATTCTTCTTCGACACCGATCATCCGGTCCTCGATGAAAATGGCGATCCGCAGTCGGTATCGAACACCGGCGGCGGCGCCGGCACGCCGTGGTTCTTGTTCGACGACAGCCGCGCGCTGAAACCGATCATCTTCCAGGAGCGCGAGAAGCCCAATTTCGTCGCGAAGGATAATCCCGACGACGAAAACGTCTTCAGGCGCAAGGAATTCCTCTACGGCGTCGATGCGCGTTACAACGTCGGCTTCGGATTCTGGCAGTTCATCTACGGCAGCAAGCAGACGCTTGATGCGACGAGCTACGCTGCGGCGCGCGCCGCTCTGTCGGGAATGAAGGGCGACTATGGACGGCCGCTCGGCCTGAGGGGCACCGTGCTCGTCGTTCCTCCCTCCCTAGAAAGCGCCGGTCGTAAGCTGCTCAACAGCGAGCTCGGCACCGGCGGCGAAACCAACGAGTGGAAGGGTACCGCCCGCCTGGAGATCGTGCCGTGGCTGGCCTGATCCGCGTTCGCTCGCTCGCGGCTTCGCGTCGTCGCGCCGGCTTTGCGTTCACCCGCGAGCCGCTCATTATCGGTCCGGAAAGCCTGGGAGAGAATCTGGCGGCGCTGATTGCGCTCGCCTCGATCGTCGGCGACCCGGTTCTCGTCGTCGAGCAGAGCAACCCCGACACGCCGGACGTGTTTGCCGAGGTCAGCCATGAAGATCGCCAGGCGCTGATCGACATGGCGACTGCGGCCGAGCTCGCGGCCGACGACGACGAAGCCAGGGCGGCGATCGCCGCGATCGTCGAGGGGCTGATCGGAAAGCAGGAATTGCAAATACCGGCGGAGCCCGAGGACGATGACGACGACGCGCCAGCGCCGGCGGCATCGAACGACGGAAAGGCGGACGGCGGCACGCTCGCGGCCCCCGCTGTTGATCCTGCGCCGGCGTCGGCCGCGTCCGCGGCGTCCGACGAGCAGTCTCGCGCCGGGGCGGATGCTTCGGCGGCCCCGGCCGCCGACGCGACCGCAGGGAACGAACAGGAGGCCACCCAGCAGCCTCCTGTCGCGGATGGAACCACGCTTGCCGCCGCCCCCGCGGCTGAAGCTGCCAATCCGGCCGATGCCGCCCCCGCGGCAAAGGCCGATCCCGATCCGGAGAAGGGGGCTGCGGTCCCGGCCGAGGCTAAAGCCAAAGCCGTTGCCAAACCGCAGAGCTCTTCGGGTCGCAAGCCCAAGGCGGCAGCTAGCGCCAAGGGCTGAAGGGGACGGCGCGGCGGCTTTCAGCAGGTTGTCCGCCGCGCCCGACCTCCCTTCCACTCCCATCATGAGTACCCATGCCGATCATCTACGCCACCCTTGCCGATATGCAGGCCACGTTCGAGGAGCGCGACCTCGTCCAGCTCTCCGACTGGGCGGGCGCGGGGACGATCGACCAGGCGCGCATCGAACGCGCGCTGAAAAAGGCGGGCAACAAGATCGACGGCTATGTTGCCGCTAAATACGGCGACCGCACTGCCCTGCCGGTCCCGCCGCTGCTGACCGAGCTCGCTTGCGACATCGCCTTCTATGAGTTGCACCGTTCGACGCCGCCCGACGGCGTGAAGGACAAGCACAAGGCCGCGATCGAGACGCTGCGCGATATCGCCGCCGGCAAGGTCAAGATCGACGAGGGCGTCGTCGATGCCCAGCCGGCGCGTCCAGGCGCGATCCATTTCGCCGGCCGCAAGCGCTTCAGCCGCGACGAGCTGGACCGCTCACTATGAGCGGCGCGTCCTTCAAGGTCAGCATCTTCGGCGACAGCCTGGCGGAGCGCGAGATGAACGCGCTAGTCGAGGCCGGCGAAGACCTGTCGGAATTCAACGATGCGCTCGGCCTCGTGCTCGAGTCCAACACGATCGACCGCTTCGACCGCGAGACTGCGCCCAGCGGCGCGCGCTGGGAGAAGAGCATGCGCGCCGAGGTCGAGGGCGGCAAGACGCTCACCGACACCGCCAGGCTGAAAGGCTCGATCGCCTATGAGGCGAACGCGAACGAGATCCGCGTCGGGACCAACGTCATTTACGGTGCGATCCACCAGCTCGGCGGTGTCATCCGCGCCAAGGCCGGCGGCAAGCTCAAGTTTCAGCTTCCCGGCGGGCTCGGCTTTCGGTCGGTGGCCCAAGTCGTGATGCCGGTGCGCGAATATCTCGGCTTCGGCGCCGAGGATCGCAGCGACGCCGCCGCGCTGTTCGAGGATTTCTTCGCCGGCAAGGCGCCGAACCTGTTTGCGGGGGGCACGGCGTGATGATCGTCATTTTCGGCTTTTTCATTCTGGTCTGGCTGGTAGGCGTCGGCGCTCTTGTCGCGGTGCGCCCGATACGCTCGCGTCCCGACGCCTGGCCGCTCGTCGCGATCTGGCCGCTTCTTGGCTTTTATGTCGTCTTCATCCTTCTCTATGAGGGCTTGGCGATCGCATTGCGCCAGATCCGGGAAATGCAGCGATGATCGCGCAGATAGAGCTCGCGATCGGTGCCGCGTTGAAGGCTGCCGCCGACGCCGGCGTCCTCGGTTATGACTGGCGCACGCTCGAAACCTATCCCGAGGAATGGGACGCCTATCTGAAGGAAAAGGGCGACTGGAAGTCGCCCGCCGCCTGGGCGGTGTTTGCCGGCGCGACCGATATCCGTTTCACCGACCAGGGCAACGTCCGCCTTGACGGCGCGCAGTTCGGCGTCGTCGTGGCGGCCGAGAACCTTCGCAATGAAACCGCGACCCGGCACGGCGGTCCCGACGTCGCGGCCGAGCCCGGCAGCTATCAGCTCGCAGTCGATGCGCTGGCGGTATTGTCGGGAAGCGATCTAGGCCTCGATATCGACCGCCTGGTCCCGAAGTCGCTGCGCCTGGTCCGTCCGTTCGAGGCGCTGCGCGAGCGCAAGGTCTCAATGATCGCGCTTCAGTTCGAAACCGCCTTCGAAATCACGACGCTGCCGCCCGAGGCCGACCTCGATGAGCTGCGCGCGCTGCATCTCGATTGGGACGTCCCGCCCTTCGGCGGCGTCGATGCCGACCTCGGCGCTGCCGGCATCCAGTTGCCGGCGCCGGCCGACGGGCCGGGCAGCGCCGACGCTTCCGACCATCTGATCCTTCCGCAGGAGTAGAGCATGATCAGTTTCAACCAGATTCCCGTCAATCTTCGCGTTCCCGGCGCCTATGTCGAATTCGACAGCAGCCGCGCCGCCGGAGGACTGCCCGCGCTCGCCAACCGCGTCCTGATTATCGGGCAAAAGCTCGCCGCCGGTACCGCCCCGTCGCTCGTGCCGCAGCGCATCTTCAATACCGCCCAGGGCGAACAGATTTTCGGCAAGGCATCGATCCTCGCGCGCGCGATTGGAGCGTTCAAGGCCGCCGATCCGTCGAGCGAATGCTGGGCGTTCGCGTTCACCGATCTGGTCGGCGGTACTGCCGCGACCGGGACGATCACCGTTACCGGTCCGGCCACGGCCGCAGGCACGATCGCGCTGATGATCGCGGGCCAGAAGGTGCCGGTTGCCGTCGCCAGCGCCGCCGCCGCGAACACCGTCGCCGCCGCGATCGCCGCGGCGATCAATGCGCTGACCTCGCTGCCCGTCACCGCCGCGGCCGAAGCGGCGGTCGTCACCCTGACCGCGCGCCACAAGGGAACTGCGGGCAACGATATCGACATCCGCCACAGCTATTATCAGGGCGAGGCGCTGCCCGCCGGCATCGCGCTGGCGATCGTCGCCTTGGCGAACGGCGCCGGCGATCCCGACTATGACGCGCTGGGCGATGCGATCGCCGACAGCGACTATCGCACGATCATCCTCGCGCATCATTCGGCGCCAGTGCTGGCCTCTGTCGAGGCAGAGCTGCGCGACCGCATGGGACCGCTCCGCATGCTCGAAAGCTTCTGCTGGACCGCGAAGCGCGGCGACCTCGCCAGCCTCGTCGCGTTCGGCCCGACGCGCAACAGCGAGTTCGTCAGCGATATCGGTACCGGCCTTTCGCCGACACCGCCCTGGGAATGGGCGGGCAATTACGGCGCGATCGCCGGCTATTCCAGTGCGATCGATCCCGCGCGGCCGCTCCAGACACTTCGCCTCGATCGCGTGTTGCCGCCGGCCGAGAATGCGCGCTTCGGCCGCAACGATCGCGAAGCGCTGCTTGCGGTCGGCATCGCGACCTCGCCGTCGATGCCGCCGGCAATG